CATCATGCATTCACCGGCGGCCATGCATTTCTTAGGGCTTGGGCAAGTTGGGCAAGTTTTCATTTTGTCTCCTTAACGTTTAACTGCGGATGAGCCTACATAAAAACTAAATACCATTATAAGCACTTGGTCATATGTAGTCCTAAACATGGCCGCGTGTTCAATAATTTTCCACTCAGTCCATGTTTTTGTAGTGTCAATCAGCCCAAATAGATACTTGCCGCCAGACTTCATTTCAACTGGCACTGCAATATCTATTGGTGCAATCATTGGCGCAAGGCTGATAACAACCACCATAGCTAGAAAAGCCAAAACCAATATGCGCCTAGTTAAACTCGAAAACTTATCAGAAGTCCTTACCTGAAACTCTTTGTTTGACAGCTCTGAATGGACTTTAGCTCGTTCGAGATCGAACGTGAGCTTCTCCATCATCATTTTATGTTGGTCTGCTTTTGCCTTTTGCGCGTTCGCCAGTAAACCGGAGACAATGCCCATGAGATTACCGCCAGCAGCCAATAACACTTCCGGCCCCATTCCAAACATAACTGCTTCCTTTTAAATCGTTTTAAATATCTAATAGCTTTACTTAAACTTTTAGGATTGTCTTTAAAAAGCCCAAGCCCAGTATTACATTTCTGACAAATTAATCCTCTAATTTGATCAGATTCGTGGCAGTGATCAACAGATAATTTGCCTCTCTCTGTGTCCTTGCCGTCTATCCCGCAGATCAAGCATTTATTGTCTTGCCTAAATGCTATCTCAACGTAATCTTTAAAAGTAATTCCGTATGCATTCTTATAACGAGAATTACGCCTAGCTACTGGATCAGCCAATTACTTTTTTATTGATCCGCCAATATGTTAGTCATTGCTCGATCTATGCGCTTGTTCATACGCTCTTCAAGCTCTTTCATTTGTGCGTCAACTGACACAACGCGTTCGTCAAACCATTTCTGAGCGTTGACAATTGCCTCTCTATTGCGCTCTTCCCATGCAACTGCATTTTCATTAAATGCCGCCATCCTAGATTCAAACTTAGATTGCGCATCATCTAATGCTTTGCGACTTTTGTCCAAGTTTGCCTGAGACTGCGCATCTACTGATTGCAATCTTTCGTCAAACCATTTTTGAAAATCTTCAACAAGTTTGCGGTTAGAGCTTTCGTTTGCTTTTGATTTGCTGTCTATTTGATTTATTCGATCATCAAAATAGATTTTAGCTTCTGCCAAAACATCACGATTCCTTTTTTCAACATCTCGCATGGCTTTTTCAACATCAGATAAAGCGCTTTCAACATTGATAACATCAGTTCGTAAATCTTCCTTAATATCTCTTGCATAGCTAATTGCCTCCTCTACTTTAATCATAGAAGTGTTTACTTGAGTCTCGATTGCGCCTGGATCAAGATTTCTGAGCTTTGCTTTTAAGCCCTCATAATCTTGCCAGAACAACGCGGCTCCCCAAACGATACCAGCCGCACTACTAAGTGCCGTCAATACCGCAAAAACTTTTCCACCAGTAAATTTAATGCCGCCTACGTTAATTTCTGTACTCATATTGTTCGTCCACCATTTCGTTCCATTTTTTATCGTCTAAGTAAATCGCGCCCCAAAGTCTATCTTTTAGCTTGTTAGTTTCCTTGAGTTCTATAATATCGTAAAACTCAGCATCTTGAAGTTGCGCCACTGCCTCATAGCTTGGCGCTGACATTGACATAACCGCAATAGCTACCGCCTGAGCCTGTGCGTCATAGGCTGAATCAAAGTTGGCGGCAACCTGTTGCATACTCATTTCGGTGATCGTTATGACATTAGACTTAGTTTCAGAACTACCAGAAGAAGATGAATCAGATGATTCTTGCTGTTCAGATTGCGCCTGCTCAACTTTAGCGTCAGGTTCTTGCGAAGATTGCTCTTGCGCCACTTCTGGCTCTTGCCGTTGCTCTGCTGGAGCCATTTCTGGAGTTGGTTGTTGATCTGACATTTCGATCTCAACCATTACCTCTTCTGACATTTCTGGAGACTCCATTGGAGCTATCTCCATATCTGGCATACTCATGTCTGCCATATCCATTGGAGCGTCCATAGTTGTATCCATCCCAGGCATGTCAATTTCAACAACTATTGGATCAAGCGATGGCATTGTAGTATCAACGCCAACATCCATAGATGGATCAATGCCTATATCTGCAACTGGATCTATAGCTATATCGGAAAAGTCTGGATTGATAATGTCATCTAGCGCTGGATCGGTAACTAACATCTCGGTGTAAGTGTTGTAATCGAGATTGAAATATACGTCTGTAGTTGCGCTGGCAAAGTATCCATCCCATCCGCCTGGATCTTGCGAAGTAAAGCTGATAGTAGCTGTGGTGTAATCTTCTGTGGCAGTAAACGAGAAATCGTAATCCACAAAGTAATCGTTATAGTTTAACGTTACCGTATCGGTGTAAGTGTTGTTGCCGTAATTAACCGTAACAGTAAGAGTATCGTAATAGCTGGTGTCAGCAGTTTGCTCACACCATGCACCACTAGGTGTATTGTTACATCCGTATGCGCTCATGCCGTATCTTATATCGCCAATGAACTCATATTGACTTAAATCTATTACCTGAGATACGGTGGCTTCTGTATTGCTATAAACCCATATAACACTGTCAGCGCCAGATTGCCAAAAGTCTATATCGCCGTCGAAAGTCCATTCAGAATTGTCAATAAGATTATCGGTAGTATCTACCGCAAGACAAAAGCTAGGAATTAGTAGCGATAATGCTACCTTACGGAATGCCATTGACGTGGGCCTTTTGGCTTCTCATACTTAGCTTTAAACTTTTCTGCCCTCTCAACTTCTGCCGCTAATACTGTTTTTTCATATTCAAGCGCGCCTTCTGGCACTCGATCAAGATTAGCAAGCCATGCTTGTTTTGCGTTTTTACCAATCAGTCCATTGATTGGGCAATATGTACCAGCGTCCCACATTGACTGAAATACTCGATGATCCGCCATACATAATAATGAAACTGCGGCAACCTTCATGCCCATAGCGTATAGCTGTTTTGATAACTTTAAGTTTTCACAATTAACGTCACGGATAGTAGTTGCGCCAGATATTCCAAGTATCTGAGTTTGAACCGCGCCAGCAACTCCAGTAGTACATATATCAGTATTGTTTACGATTACGTTTGGAGAGTGCGCACTGTTTACTGTTTTATCTACAGTGGTAGTGCCAACGGTGTTAGATGAACTAGAAACTGTACTAGATACCGTGCTACTTACAGTATCTGTTGCGGTAGAAGTTGCAACTGGGATAGTTAAAAGTAGCGCTAGTAGTAGTTTTCTCATCGGAATAATGGACTCTTAGGTTTAGATTTCTTAGCTATTTTTGCTAATTTTTTACGTTTGCTTAACTTTTTTCTTTTAGGAATTGGTTTTGGTTTTGAATCAAAAGATTTAACTTTGGCCATTACTTGTCAGCCTTTCCGTCAATCTTTGCGTCGATAGCATCTAACTTATCAATAACTCTATCAACAAATCTTTCAAATTCTTGGCGTTTAACATAGCTTCCGGCGACCAACACTTCCACTTCACTGAGTCTTGTTTGAAGCCTCGATTGAGCCTTCTGTATGTCTCGTATAGAACTCCATATGCTGTTTATAAGAAATCCCAGAGATGTAGTAGCTATACCGAAAACCCAGTTGAATAAAGTTTGATCCATCAGTATGTTCCTTCCCATACTCTTAATTTACTAAAGTCGCCAGATAGTATCTTGCGCTTAATAACTTCTTTGGCCGCCTCATGGTCAGACCAACTAATGCCAGCCTCCTTGAGCCATTGCGCCATTATATGCAAAGGAATGCGTCCTACCAGTCTTTTATCGCCAGTTTGCCCAAGTCCGGCATCTTTTATTTGCTTGACAGAATCTAAAACTGGTTGATTGTCATACACTCTCTCAATGGTAAGAGTATCTCCACCGTCGTCGTGATGAACTATTTCTTTAATTTTCAAAACAAACTCCTAAAAAAAGGGGGGCATTTAGCCCCCCCGTATCAATTAAGATACTGTGTTGTCAAATACGCCGCCGTGTGCTTTCTCGTTGTTACATACGAGAGTTAGCTCGGTTACGACTTGACGCTTGGTGTTGTCACCAGTTTTTGCAAGCTCAGTGTTTGAAGTTCCGCGAAGAACTGCAACTGACCACATGTCATCTTGCATGATGAACACGTCGCGTGAACGGTTCTCACGAGATGGAAGGAACTCAATTGTTCCCCAAGGCGTGACGTACACGTCGAGTGATTTAACAACTTTCATGTCACCAGCCTGAACTGCTGAACGCTGATTGTTGTTACCAGTAAATGCAAGAGCTTTGTTCATCTGGAATGCTGAAAGATAAACAGTGTCTGGCTTGCCACCAGCTTCCCAAATTGACTGCATAACACCGTCAAAACGAGTTTGATCAAACGCTTGAAGCGTAGTCGTCTCGTCTGTACGAGCGTCAGTTCCGTCACCAGTTGGATCTGCACCTTCGTTATCACCAAAGTCGGTGTTAGAAATCAACCATGCAGGAGCGCCAGCAAGTTCACGAGCAGTTGAGCTGTCGCCAGCAACGCGAGCATTGTTGTCAAAGAGAGCTTTCTCAATGTCAAGTTTCTGCTCTTTAGCAGTCTTGAGCATTTGATAAGCAATCTCAGATGCGCGGCCAGCTTTGTTCAAACCTTTGTCAGTATCAGGAATGATAACTGCGTTCTTAAAGATTTGAGTGTAGTTACCACGACGTACAGTTGCTGTACGAGAGTTAGCAGTTGTGTCATCGCCTTCAATGTGAGCGTTAGCCGCAGAAGATCGAAGAGCATCTGTTTGCCACTCATGGTAAGTGTTGGTTGCTTTTACTTTTTTTGCTTTAGAGTAAAAAGGTGTATCTTCTGGAGATACGTCATAAATGATATTAGAAAGATCCTCTCTAATACCAACAGCATCATAGCTGTCAAAAGTGTTACTTGGTTGTGCCATTTTAATTTACCTCAAAGTTATTCATTAACAATAAAGCTAAGGGCATCTTCGATGCGCCCGCTTTGTTTAAATTTGGCCCGTTGCCGTTCCATTGCTTTCTGGCGCGGATTTTCAACTTTCTTTGCCCCAGGCTTTATGACTGGTTTCGCGCCCTTGACTTTCGCCTCGGCTTTCGACTTGCCATCCATCATATTCCTGTACTTTGTGGCATCTGCTAAGATCCTAGCCGCTCTGCTATCTATTAGTTCCTCCATATCTTTATGGGTGTAACCATAGTATTCAGTAGCTAACTTATACATCCTATTTTTCAGAGATTCAGATTGTTTCGGATCTTTTAACTCAGGCACAAGTTCTAGCAATTTAATTGCCTCTTGCTGAGTATAGTATTCCTTAGCTTTTTTTTCGGCTTCTTTTGCATAATGAATTTCTTCTGCAATTTTCCGCCTTTGAGCGTGATATTTCTGAATGTCCTCTTCATATTGGGCTTTTGCTTCCACATATCCTAATGGATCTTCGTCGAAGAGAGCCTTTGTAGGTGCTTTTGGTTCTTGCAGAATTTGACCAGATTGATACATCTGTTCTAGTTGCATTACGTTCTGCCGTCTAGCATTGAGATCGCCGTACATTGCCTCAAGTTCTTTTTTAGACTGGGCAACTTCTTGCATTCCCTTTTGGATATACTTTTGGCCTGAATAACCTCGCTTTAGATCCTCTAGGCTTACCTGTTGTTCCACGCCATCAACCTTGACGGTGTGCCAAACTGGTTCCTCAGAATCGGCTTCGTCATCAGCCTCTTCGTCACTATCCTTCGCTTCGACTTCTACTTCCTCTTCCTCGCTGTCGTCGACCTCAGCGTCATCTACCTCATCCGATACCTCTTCTGACGCTTCCATCTCTGGAGTGGCATCTTCGGAATCAGTAACCTCTTCTGTCTCTACTTCTTCTGGCTCGTCAGGTTGTACAATAAGTCCAACTGCTTGCTCAATACTTCCGTCAAATTGGTTTTCAGTCGTGTCAGACACGGTGCTTATCTCCCTTAGTTGTTTTTGTCAAAGATTTTTTCGTCAGTTAAAACTGAGTTAATGTAATCATTGACCTCGCTTAATGCACAAATAACGTTGTGCGCCTTTTCTCGATCCTTTTCAGTAGAGTTTGAATTTAAAAAAATTGCAACTTGCTTAGATTTGATAGCCTCCATAACTGAGATAAAAGTCTCGTCGCCTTGAAGCTGTCTAACCTTTGATGCTTTATCTTTAATATTCATTAAAACCTTCCGCCAGTAACAGCTTGAGCAGGAGCTTGATCTGGATATCTAGGAGCCTGTTGAGCCTGTTTTATAGCCTCAACATCAACTTTTGCTCCATATTGCCCAAGTATTTTAGCGGCCTCAATAAGCAAATCTTGATCCATCTTATCGCGCTCTCTATCATCTTGCGCAATAGCTTTTTGAGCATCGACTTGCATCTTGACCAAATCTGTCTGAGCTTTAACCTGAGCTTTGAGTTGCTCTGCTTGCACCATTGCATTTCCTGGATCAAGTGGCTGAGGCCTCTGTGATGCTTCCATCATCTTCATCTGAATCAACTGTTGCTCAAGTTGTTCGTTCATTGGCGAGAAGTATCTGTCACTGTTTCTAATGCCAGCAACAGCTAACATATCAGCCAATGTATTGCGAATTAGCGTCATCGTTACCAAGCCATTGCCTGGGCCATATGTCTGCCATATCTGCATCTGTAGCCCTAGAGCTTGTTGCAGTGCGGCGGCTTTTTGATCGTCTTGCCCAGTTCCAAGGCCAACGTTACACATAACGTCCATATTGGTGTTCCACGAGCGTGGATCAATAGGCACAAACTGGCTATTCATACGCATTAATTGCTCTTCGTCACTGTTCTCTACAAACAGCTTCAACATGAGCTTAAATAAGCGCCTCATGCCGCCTTCTGCCAGATTCCTTGCCATTACCTCTACCTGAGCCGCGCCGCCTTGTGCGGTCAACTGAGCCGCCGTAGCGGTAGTATTTTGTAGGGCATCTGGATCTAGGCCCATAGCGGCCCTAGAAACGCCTGTCTTGCCCTCAATCATCTGATCCATATACTGGATAGCCGTAAGTGTTTGCGCGGCCACAAACGGCACAGAAATGTCCTGAATGGCGTTTGGAGACTTCATGCGGATAATACCGCCAATCTCGTTATTTAAGAGGTCGTCTACATTGACCTGATTTTCTACAAATCCAATCCTTGGATTGTTAGTCAATGCCACGTTATCCAGCACGCCACGAAGCATAGCTGTGGCCGCATCTTGATCGGTCATGATCAAATCTGCCACAGATCGACCAAAGAATGCGTGTGGCTCTGGATCTATCTCAAATATTGCAAATGGGACTTCTGTCCAAGGCTCATAATCCAATAGCTGATAATCGTTACCGCCAAGCGTAAATTTATATAGCTGTGCAACTCCAGTGCCTTCGATATCCATCTTCATGTAGGCTTCGGTAATTGCCACCAGCTTCATTGACAAGTCTGGCGTTTGATCATCCTCGTCCATCTGGTACCCGCGACGCTCAAAATCTTCTTGTTCTGAGTATGTGTCACTTGAGCCAATTCCGGTTAGTTTTGAGACTTGATCAAAATCGTATCCCATGTTGACAACGTCAGATACGCGCATCTCGGTGCGGTGAGCTATGACATAGAAGTCATCAATTGATCTAGCGTTTCTGTCCACCATGAATTCCTCTGGCGGGACAGATTCAACCATCATGCGCCCTTTTTCATTCTTTCGTATAACCGTGACAGAATGTTCTCTAGCTTCCATTTCCATGCCCATTTCATCAATGGATATAGAACTTTCTTCGCTATGCTCAATAACTTCAACGTCATCTTCACTAACAATTGCGGTAAATTCATCATCGGTTAAATTCGTATAAGAGTATGTTTCAGATTCTGTATATTTGTCCCAATATACCTTCAGAACTCCAACTTTCTTGACTAATGCGTCATGGAACGCATCATTTACAATGCGATATCCGCCAAGCTCTCCAAATGCCCAGTGCATGTATTGAGTAGCCATTTGAGCCGTTGATACATCTTCTGGGCCTTTTGGCACATACTCAACTGGCTTATCGGTAGACAAAAACACGCGCATAAGGCTTGGCTTGATAGCTCGAACTGTGTCGCGTACTTTAGTAGCAACTACCTTCGATCTGCCGTCCTCTTGGCCAATATCCACTTCGCCATCAAAGTAGCGTTGTGCTTTAATCCTATCTTCTGCTATTTCGCTTTCAATGAAGTCAACAGCATCTTGTACAGCATTCTGTACAATGCCTTCAATCTTCGTTTTATCCATGCGTTCTGGCTTCATTTATATTTCCTTATGGCATTTCTGGCAAACTTTGTTGAGCTTCTTTTATTGCGCTTTCAGAAGATGGCCCTAAATATACAGAAAGAGCGTTAAGTAATTTGTTTTTTCCTTCTTGAGACATCTTTGGATTTCCAAGTATTTCTGAAATCATATTACTTATATCTCTTCTTTGCGCTCCTCTAGCAATAGCCTGAGCGCCGCTTCCTACTCCAACAGCCGTTGCGCCCACAGCCGCCGCGCTAAGAGGATCAATCAATCCAGTGTAAGCCGCACCTCCTGATACCGCAACTCCTGGCAATCCAACAATTTTTCTAACATTTCCAACCCACATTGCAAAATCTTCTAATTTACTTGTTTTTGCCGCATCTCTAATTGCTTTTATTTCTTGAGAGCTAAAACTACTTGCTTTTCCTTTTTTAATTTCTCTTGCCGCAAATTGACTTAATTTATTTTGCAATTGTTTATATTGATTTGCATTTAATTTATTAAAATTAATAGAAGCCAAATCTAAAGCTGTTGATAATTCTTCTGCATTTGATGCACTTCTATAAAGAGAATTTGCCGTTTTAAAATCTTGACCTAAATATGAACCAAATTTTTCTTCATACTTTTTGATCATTTCACCTATTATTTTTGATTCTGTACCAGATGCGCTACCCATTGATGCCGCTTTTTTTGCTTGTCTACTAGCGTCATTAAGCAGTCTCCAATCAGCCATCATGTCAGCGCCAGATAGGTTTCTCTGATAAAATCTTTCGCTAATTTTTTCCCAAACTCCTTTTGCTATTGTATATTTGCTGTCAATATCAGTAGTTTGAGATCCAGTTAGATTATTGGTTTTTGTGCGCATCCATCCTTTTTTCTCAAAAACAGGAGACAATTCTTTTATAAATTCATCAGCGTTTTTTGATGGGGCAACAATAGATTTGTTTTCCTCAATTGAAGTATAAATGTCTGATGCAACATTTTTCATCTTTCCAGCTTGCAAGTTTCCTTGATTTATTATTTCTTGCAATTGTTTAGATGGATCAAACATGCCTTTAATTATTTTTAAAGCGCCAAATGGAGAAAACGCTCCGGTCATCCCTGCTAACGTTCTTGCCCAATGCGGGGCTTTACCGTTTGTAACCTCAACTAATCCTTGTTCTGCCAATCCTCCAGATGTAGAAGCAATTGCTTCACCGGCTAAATTTCTACCTATATTTTGAGTTCTTGATGCAAGACCAGCGGCAGGAACAGCAGATCCACCAACGTATTCTCCAACCTTTCTTGCAAATCTTTCAGATTTAGTTGTTGGCGCTATATCAGAAAGCCTTTGTCTACCTCGTAAATCTTGAGGTGCTTCCATTATATTTTTAAAAAACTCAGATCCACCAACAGGATTTTCAATTGGATCCATTCCAAAATATCCGCCAACTTTGTTTATGCCTCCTGTAACTAAATCAACAGGCAAACCCATAACGTTAGATGCGCCAACATTTGCGCCAGCAACAAATTGAGTTGCAAGGCCTGTTTCCGGCATATTTTGAGAAATCTTAATTGCATCTTTAGCGTCAAATGCAGTTATATCTTGAGGAACATCTGATCTTGGATCTTTAATGCGAAAAGTTTTTGGCGCCCTTGTTTCAGATTGAAATTTTTTAATGGCATTCTCTTGTGAGTCAGACCATACTTGAACGGCTTCTCCATTATCTGGATTTGTAATTTTATATATAGGCATTAATCAACCTCTTCAATTGTAAACGCAACGCCGTCTTTTTTAAATTGCTTTGGGCCTTTCCCAGATGCGCCTACTTGATCGTCATAATCTTTTGGTAAAGGCGCAACAAGTTCATTTTTCATTTTGACTAGTTCACTTCTTAATTTATTTAGTGCATCTGATTTATATCCATCCAACGTACCGTTATCTTCAAACCATTGCATTTGGTTAGTTCGTTCTTCTACAAATGCCATTGCTGTTTCTAGCAACCTACGAGTATTTCTAATGTTTACTTCTGTTGGTTGCCTTAAATCCCAAGCCCTGCGTAATAAATTTTCTCCTTCACGCTCTGTAAATTGAGCGCCAAGAGTTTCTCTCAAAGTTCTTTGAACCACAGATGCTACTTGATTTCTTGCATCCAAACTTTTTGGATCAACAAGTGCTAAAGCCCATTCAGGCAACAAACCTTTTGAAATTCCAGTTTCTACCTCTCCAGACTCTAATGAATCAACAACACTTTTAAGTGTATTTATTTGTTGCATTTGATCAGGAAGTTTTTCTAGATTTTCTGTATACGTTTTAGCAAAAGCCTTATCTCTTTCTTTTCCAGCTTCTCCAGGAAAATTAACATTTGTCACAGAAGCAGTTGATTTAGTGTATGGGCCACCTATTATTCTGCCACTTGTATTGCTAACTTGGATTCGACCACCTGTTAATGGATCGTGTCCAATTGCTTTGTATTCTTCTGCAGTAAACTCTCTAAATGTTTCTTCAGGCTTTTTGGTAAATTCAGCATATGCTTTATCAAAATCTAAAGTACCAGTAGCTACTGCCTCTGCAAGATCCCTTCTGCCTTTGCTCAATAACCAGTTAGCGCCATCAATAGCGCCTTTGCGCTTTTGAATGCTTTGCATTTGACCTTGCAAAAATTGCCCCCATTGCTGGTTCGGGAATGTGCTTAATGAGTTTAGACCAATAGCTAATGCCAATAAAAATTCTTGGTTACCAAAAGTCTTTTGATAATGATCTTGAGAACCATAATTTCCAGAAAGTCTTTGTTGTGCCTCATTCAATTCGTCAGCTTTTACTCCAGTGTTTTGGCCGTTATATAAAACATCGCCGCTACCATCTTTTGCGTAATCAATTAAATCAGATTTGAGGCCAACGCCTCCGCCTGGTTTAAGCCCTAATCTGCTTTCCTCTTCTCCAAGCCCATATTGATCAATATTTTGATTTTCTTCAATGTATTGAACTGGTGCCATAACTGGATCTATTGGAATTGGATTAGACCCATCAACAACGTCCCTAGGTGCGCCACTTATTTGCCTTTGTTCAACTCCTGGCTGTCCAAGTAATCCAGAAAATCTAGTTGGATTCATGCTCTCGTTTTCCATAGCAGACATGTAACCTGCTGGCGATCCAGATCGATAATCAACTCCAGCCTCTTGATCAATCCGAGGCTGTTGGCTTTGCGCCCTTATCATTTCAGGCGAATATCCAGTAGGGGATCCAGTAACATTTTGAACTGATTGAGGCTGAGATAAAGCCTGCAATATACCTGTCATTACAGGATTATTTGCAGACGAAGTAGGCATTGATGCCTGCGATTGATTGGAAATCCTATTTCGCCTTCTGTTTACAATATCATTAGCAAGAGAAGTAGCGTTTTCTCCTAATAAAGACAATCCTGTAGTATTAGGCTGAGGAGGAACAACTGTTCCTTGACGTATCATTTGACCATCAAATCCAGACTGATATCTTGGTTGTGGCTGACTAGGAATTGTTAATTCAATTGGATCAATCGTTAGCTCATTTGGCATTTGATTTTGGATTTGATTGTCAGCCTGATCTCGCAAAGTTCCAAGATACTCATAATCAATTCCAAGCCTATTAGCCATTTCCATTCTTGCGCGTTCTTGCGCTAAATGAGCTAACCTGTCTCTTCTGTTTCTTTGTAAATCTTCTTCTGTTATTGTTTCAGCAAATGAATCTCGAAAAGTAGCCATTATCTAGCCTTTTAAAAATATTTATTCAAAAACAGTCCTAGTCCGCTTGTATTAACTGGATCCAAGCCAAAATTTGTTGGAGCTTGAAAGTCATATGTATTAGGCATCATTGCATTGCCACCTGTTTGAACTGGCATCTTTAAGCCTGGTTCTGATATTCCTCCAGCACTAAGAGCATAGTCAGTTGCAGGATTTTTATTCTTCATAAATGCATTTGCGGCCATTTGAAGCCCATTGCCATCTAACTGCTGTTCTGTAAATTCAGCTTGAGGAAGTTGCCTTGGTTGTATGCCTAACAAGCCAACTGGCTGTTGTTGTGGAGCCACAGCTTTATTAGCTCCTATAATATTTTTCCCAACGCCAAGTTGATTTGGATCTGTATATAACCCGTAAGGATCAAAAGGATTAATCATGTCTTATCCTGCAGAATAAATTTTTGAATAATTAACTCTCAAATATCCATCATCCCCTTTAACAACAAATTCTGGATTGATTTTTTGAACTTCTTGAGCCAAAACTCCAACGGTTGGAAACTTATCTGCGCCGATAGCTTTACCAATCTTGTTCCATGCCCATTTGTACAGATTAATTCCGTTAGGAAGTTTTCCTATTTGCTTAATGTCTTTTTTAAGCCTTACGTCTGAAGTTGGAAACATTCCAGCTTGGGCGGCTATGCCTGCTATTGTAGATAGCATATTAAATAACCCAGGGCTTCCGCTTTGTGTTGTAGTGCTACCCATAGGAGTAGCTCCAATTGCGTTAGATACATAATTTATTGATGCCGCAGGTGCGCCAGTATATCCGGCGTATTGTTGTTTTGCCGCGTCTATCAATGCCTGCTGAACGCCTTGCTGTAGCGCGCCTTGTTGCATGAGATTTTGCTGTACCGTCTGTCCCATGCCAAATCCAAGATTTGAAATGTTAGCAAGCTGGTTAGCGGCGGCTAGACGTTGTTGTTGCCCTTGCAATCCTGCGCCAACGTTATATTGTTGAGCCGCCATTTGGTTCTGAATATCGGCTAATGCGGCCTGTTGCGCATTTTGGAATCCAGCCTGCCTTAATCCGGCAGACGATTGAGCCAACTGTTGTGCGACATTTCTACCTAATTCTGCCTCCATAACACCATGTCTAGATCCACCAAAAGCTCTAGCGGCTTGCGCTTGTGCGCCAAGATTGTTTATCCCCATCTGAGCGCCACGAAGAATATCAGCCTCATTAGCTTGGATAACTTCATTCGTGTATGGATTCATGTATGGAGCAATATTCGTAGTAGCTAATTGCCCAGCCTGCACTTGCTGTGGCGTGTATCCCATACCTTGTGCCGATCCAATTCCAGCGCTGTATACTCCCTGCGCGGCGGCTTCATTTACATTTGGAACTCCTGCGCCAGCCATATTATTTTCCTTTACTTAATATATATCTTTAGTATTTTCTAGGATTTTGATAATTGTAATAATGAATCCATTCACCAGTGTTTGGATCGTAATCAGAAACCAATCCATCTTCTCTACTTTTTACCAGTAAGTTATTTCCAAGAAGTTCCCACCCATAAGGAATAAATGAACCTGGCGCTTGACCACGTCCTGGAATAAAACTGACCCCTGAGCCAGCAACTGGAGCTATAGCACCTATTGGATTAAGCGATAAACCGCCAGGGCCATATCCAGTTGTTTTAGTTTCAGGAGAAGCATATCCAGGATCTGCCTGATCAGGCTCATTATATGGATCAACAAACAATTTGTTGTATTGAGCAACCTGTCCAGGCATCCTTGATTTATACTCAGCTAGAGCTTGCTCGTACAATGGGGCAGATGAATATGCTTTAAGACCGCCTTCAAATGTTTGTGGCTCTGGAGCCATGCCTTGCATTGCAGTTACAGATCCTCTAGGAACTAATCCGAACGCCTCTGCGGCTCCTATGTTTGCATTAAAAGCCGCCTCTTGAGTAGGATTAAAAGCGGCTATATCTGGGCCAAAATACGGCTGATATCCAATCTTTTGAGCAGTTTCAGCCCTTTCTAAGTTTCTTTGAGCATAAGGCCTCATCCAAGCTGGCATTTCAGTTGTTGAAGTTCGGCTTCCGCCACCTTTTCCGCCACTCATCTAAATCTCCCTTTTAAGCGTTGTAAACTGGTAATCCCAGCCTAACTTTTCTAGTACCTTTTCCCATCCAGGCCTTCCAGCTATAGTCATGACGGTACAGTTATTAGCCTTAGCAAACTGAGCAAATGGCTCATTTAGCTGTAAAATTTCGTTAAGCGTACCACCAGCTAAAAAAACGTGAAAGTGTTTTTGTCGAGGAAATTCAACAAATTCTGTTACCGCACAACTGTTCTCAAGAGGCCACAACTGATAACGGTGGCCAAGAACGCCGAGAGCAATATCGTCAAAACTGTGAGTGTTGCCAGAGTAAGCCAAAGCGTTTTCAATCCAAACTTTGCACCTGACAAGCTCTTCTGTAAGAGTGTTTCTAGCATTATTTGTCATTAAGCTATGCTTTTTATCATCAAAGTTACAGATGGAACTGCTGGGCAAAATGTTTCTGCCGCGTATGATTTCAAGGCTGTATCTAGGTCATCTACGGCAAACATTGCCTCTAAATAGTCATTTGCAGATACATCGAATATGGCCGCCCTTGCTATGGTTTTTGCCTCATCGTTATCGTGCATAGTTATTCTCATGGTGGAACCAGTTACGTCAGTTCCGTTTAACCTTGGCCAAAACCAAAATGTTTTTGCATTCGATGACTGAGAATTTAGTTGTGCAGTAAAGTGAATGTAGTATTTTCCTGCTTTTTGAAACACTATTCTACTGCTGGGACTGCCTACTGATATATTTTTTGAATATGCCGTTTGGCCCCAAGTTATAGCCGTTGCGGTGTCAATTGCTCCTGCGGTTTGATCGCTAAAATCTAAAAATGCGCCATATCCATAGCCCATGTATTCATTGTCACCATAGGCAAGAGGAACCCATTCTCCGTCAAGAGAAACCACAGGATGCTCAATTGAGCGATCCCACATGAGAACGCCATCTTCTGCGGCTGAGTCTCCGTTGGTTAAACTTCTTAGAACATCTCTTGTCCTAGTTAAGAATGCATTTAACCTTTCGGCCCATATCTGCCAATTTCCTGTATTTGGATTTGGCGGTAGAGGCGAACTCAACGGTTACCTCCTGGCTTGGCCTCGATCCTCATTACGCCAGACCTCCAAGCAGTATTTCTCGCGCCGTCAACGCGCATCCTGACCTGCCTCCCGCTAAACCTAACGTCAGTAGGATTTGACATGGTATACGGCCCAAACGACGATTCTGAGTCATTTGGATAAAACCTAGTTTTAAATGTTACGGTCACGTCACCTTGTGTTTTCTCGTCAGGTATAAGGCTTGTAACTTTCATTATGTTATCGCCAGCGCCAAGGCTTATCGGGCCGGTTTCGGCAAAAACATCATAAGATCCATGCCCCAATTGCTCACTTAACTCTTGGTCGTAAATGTTTCCACTCGCGTCAACCCATATTGGATTTGTGAAAACTCCCCTATCAACGCCGCAAGTCCTGTCGATTTCGCCTATTTCCCAGTGTTTTTCAAGGTAATCAAAAGCTACATATTTGTTGTTCTCTAATGAGTCATTGCTTGGATAGAACCACCATATTTCGCCATACTGACTGTTATGTACAGCGTATGTCTTGCTTATTTGGTTTTTGTTTATATCAGCAAAAACATAATCAGATACGTCACATGGAATCTCTCTTGCTATAGATCCATCGAACATAAAGAAGCCTCTTGCCCCCATCCAAAAAGCGCCATCGTCAATTGACGCTATTGCTTTTCGAGATACAAGACCGCAAGCTGTTCCAACTCTTTCAAACCCATAAACAAACGGTGGCCCTTGATAAGTAGCAGAATGAGCGTCGTTATCAGTTACGATCAAAGTTTTACCTCTAACTCTAGCGGCGGCCATGATTTGGCCATTTGTCTGCAACTCAATGTCGCCAGCTTCGTTTGTAGCGTCTGGAGTCCACGTCGTGTTGTCTTCCCTATCGCACCACTGCACCTTTCTCGGATTACTACCTGCTCCAAGAGCAAATAAGAATCTTTCTTCTGTAACTATCAATCCTAAGTTATCAACAGGTGCGTTTGATATCTGAGCGGCTACAACTCCAGTATCAAGTTGCCACTCATATAACTTGCCATCTTGGGGAGAACAGGCGACGAGATACTCGCCCCAGTTATCCAATGACCAAGTTGTGGCCTCCTGAAATACTCCAGTATTTGGTCTTTCAACTCCGTAGTATCCAAGACCATAATATCCACCTCCATATCCAAGATTGACTGCGGCATCTTCTGATCCTGCAGTTAATCCAGATGGAGTAATCTCAACTACAGTTCCAGACGCATTAACATGGAACAATTTTGCATAAGTTCCGGCAACTATGTGGCTGTCATCTGAGTTATCAACCCAAGAGTGCATTCCTCTGGCGGCGGCATCAAATGCAGAAGAAACTCTGGTAGACCAACCGCCTACAGGCCTCATCGAGCCGTTATGCCAGCGCACTAAACTTGCATCTCGCCATCTGTTTGATTGCTCAAATTCTGTGCCGTTTCTAAAGACTCCGGCCTGTATCTGTAGTGGTATTAGAGCCATTTGTTACTTCCTTATTAAATCTATCACATGACCTAACATATCAAATTCGTGCCATTTAACTGCCATATTGTAAGATTTAGGCATAGCGTGATGATTGTTGTGATATGCGCTATCTAACAGTATCGGTATTGGCAAATTCATCGATTTATCGTTAGTTTCAAAGTTTCTGTATCCAAATTTATGCAGTATTACGTTAGTAAATGACGACATATGGAATGCGTAAATAACAGGCAAAACAAACAAATACAAAGTCGCCTTAAAGTCAAAAAAGCTAGAAATAATGATAATTGACCAATATATTTTGTAATAGTGTTTATTTGTGTTTTTGTGTATTTTGTCCTTTGACAGTCTTTTTATTGTCTTTTGACATATAACAGAGTTTTTGTCAGTACCTATCCAAAACCAAGTCCTAAACCATGAGCTTGCTGGATGCGGATCTCCTTCTTGATCAGCGTTCTTATGGTGAGTAACATGGTTTGCCGCCCATACCATTGGCGGCCCTTGCAAACACATAATTGATAAAAAATTTAATATTTTCTCAACAAAAGAGCTAGTTTCAAAAGAATGATGAGCTAAATATCTGTGACAATAAATTCCTATGCCTAAATGGGCGAACAAAAACACTCCAGCGACAGTTAGCCATAAGAATTTAGCGTCAAAATATAGAAAAATGCCTACTATCCCGATTAAATGTATGAGCGCCTGAGATATAAGTAATTTATGGTGCTGTTTCATGTTATCTAAACCAAGGCCCGACAATCCATGTAACTATGCTACGCCTTATGCCAGACTTTACTGGCTCGACTCCATGATTTATAAAGCTAGGAAACGCAATAACAGTTCCTTTTTTCTGTTCAGGATAAGTTTTAGAATGGCCATTTTGTAAATAAAACTTACCTCCCTCAAAATCATCATTTAAAAAAGCAAGTACAGTTATCTTTCTGCATTCCTTTTCAGATGGGACAAGATAAGTGTCAGGATGACAAACATAATGGCCATTTACATCATATCTTAAATATTCAGATTGATTGCTATGGGTAACATCAAAATTCCAAGAACGCTTATTAATATTAAATCCAATTCCTGTTAGCGTTGCTCCAATACCAATTTCATTTGTTATCTGTATTTTGTTTACATCACGAATACTAAGATCAACTAATCCATTTTCTCCACTTGTAGTACCTCCAACAAATGCTTTGTGAGATTCAGATAATTCAAATTTTTCAATCATTTGATCACAAGCTATATCAGCGATAGCATTAGGCACATACCAATATAATAATTCGTTATCATTTTTATCATCATCAATTTTGTGATGCGATAATTTTTTTCTACGATCAAATTTTTCTTCTGAATATTTTCCGTTTTGATCTACATAATGTAAAAATATTTGCGCTTGCCATTGTCCTTCAAAAGCATCTCTCCAATGAGGAGCAACGCCTCCCTTGTAAACAACAGCGTCTCCTACTTCCATTTCTATTTTATTAACATCTTTGACTCTAAATATTTCGTCAAATTCCCCAATAATCCCTTGATCTGTTTCCTTTCCTGGATTTGCTATAAATATAGGCCAAACATTTTTGTCAAAACCAAGAGTAATAGTTGCGCTGTACTCGCAAGCCGGTCTATCCGTGTGACATAACAAAACTTCTCCATTAAGGTAATACCTAGCATATGCATATGTAGGAAACAATTTTTTCCCAACTTCTTTTTCCATAAACGGAGTAAATTCTTCTAAAACCTTGTCTAAAATATCATGTTGGTGGCTTGAAACAGACGAGCTTTTTGGGCATTGCCCATCGTCCATACCAATATTATTTTCTGAACATTGTCTTAAAAAATTTGTTAAAAAATTGCATGTTTCAATGTGCATTGCATCTTTAATGTGTTTAAAGTTTTGTTCCATAAATCCTTTCTATCATTTCATCAATTTCTATATTAAAAATTAACTGAATCATCTTTCTTGTATTTTTTCTGACGTAATGTATCAATCTTCTATCTTTGTTGCCTTTTTTGATATTTTCTTCTGCCTCAATATCTGGCAATACTGAATGTATTTTTTGAGGATTGAGTATCCATACGTCGCCAGGCTTAGCGCAGAATCTGTAAACAACATCAAGATTTTCAGGTTTTACGTTGTAATAAGTGTCGCCACCATCGGTTGTCCATCTGTCGTCGAACTCATCTTTGCCCTCCCAGAACGATGTAACTTCATTGTTTGTGCTTAGATAAAAGTTGATAACAGACTTGTCTTTTGTGTGTAAATGAGGACTTAGCAACTTTAAGTCGCTAATAGATGAGTCAATACAAAAATCTCTTACTTGCGGTAAGAGATTTAAGTAGTCGTCAACTTCTAACAAATTTCGCCTAATTAAACTTGGCCTGTTAGATATCTTTAGCTTTCCATGCTCGCTTAATATCTGTCTATCCCGATCCTCTGGAATTGGAAAACTGATATCTAGCTGTTTGGCGTACATCAAACAAATTTTATACCAAAACAATCTTGATTGGCGGTAACCGTTGTATCAGATGATTTAATTTTTAATTGAGTTGGATTTGTAATCGTTTGTCCGTTTACTGACAATGATCCATTGCAAAACATAATTTTTGTGTTAACCGGCAAGTTCTCTGAGCTTCCTGCGGCCAAAAACCACTTCTCGCAATCTGGCAAATAATTGTTATTTTCTTCTGCCGCTATGCACCAAACTTCAGTATCGCCAACAATTCCATGACTTACCGTTCCTGAAAACGTTAAATCATCTGGAGTTACCCATGATCCAGTATGCCAATCTGGTAATGCCTCATTTGTAGACATTACGACGTTATTTACCATCGAGCCTTTAGTGAAATAGTTAAACCATTTTCTATTGGCGGCATAAGCTGGAAAATATGGCTCTGCATCTTTAAATATATTGTTATATACAAGAAAGCCAAATGCTCTATATACTTTCCTTTGCATTTTTATACCTCCACCGATGGAATTTGCTCTTCTGGAGAGTTATTAACCAAAAGGTCTGAAACATTAAAAGTTTTAACCTGATTAACCATATTTTTATATGAATTAGTTTTATCAGAATTACTTTTAAGAGATTCTTGCCTTTCAAATTCTTGGCACATACCCATTCCACATCTAGCCAACTCAGTCATTACTTCTTCTGTAGTGCTTGCGTCAGGCCACATTAGTACAGGCTGAAATGCAAATGATCTGTAATCATCTGGATTGTTTGATTTTGTAGTATCAGAAGCAAATGAACAAATTAATGATCCACTTTCTTCGTCAAAATCTATTATTTTTACTGTAACTGTTTGCATAATGTCCTCTTTTTAAGAAACTTGACCTAATCTTGTTCCGGTTGCTGGATATGTAACGTATGGATTTCCTACCAAATAATAGCCTCTTGTGCCTCCACCGGCTCCGCCCCTTATAAAATCAGGAGCAAACCCAGGCCCACCATTTCCTGGGCTTCCACTGTTACCGTTAGCGCCTTGTCCGCCTCCAGATCCCCCTGGCCCTCCTGGCCCACCATATGATGGGTTATCTGTTGTTCCGGCACCTCCGCCTCCGCCACCAGTAGGCGATCCACTGCTCCCTGGCGCACCGTTAGCTGTAGTATTTTGGCCGCCAGTAGCCCCAGATCCAGCATTATATCCTGCTCCGCCGCCTCCGCCGCCGCCACCATAAATGACGACTGTTGGGCCTCCTTGTTTTGGAGGCCTTGGTTTAGTTCCAGCGCCACGTCCTCCGCCACCTCCTCCACCACCGCCTCCGGCAAGCGTTCCATTGTTGGTAATAGTAGTTGCAAAATTAACATAAACAGCATTGCCGCCATTGCTACCACCAGACGCATTCTCTGGCCACGGTGGGTTGCCGCCTCCTATACCGCCGTTTCCTGCCATCCCAATAACAGTTCCGTTGTTCACAACTGTTACAGTGTCTCCCGATGTAAAACTTCCAGGGATTGAAAGTGCGTAACTTCCTGTAGAAGTTGATCCTACAAATACTCCTGGATTGATAGTCAATGTGATGTCAGTAGATCCTGCAGAGTATCCAGGATTACCAGAAACATTACTCCAAAGATCGTAATTTTGAGTATTTCCACTAATTGTTAATGGCAATCCAACTCTATTTTGAGCGCCATAAAAATTTCCTACAGCTATTTGACCAGAAGTAGGTATTGAAGTATTTGTTGGTGAGTCTGGAACTTTTCCGCCGCCTCTATAAAACTCGCTCATAGAATGAGGCGCAGTATCCGAAAACTCAGAAGCTATTTGACTTATACTTATAGTCCCGCTACTTGGTAACGCCATTTATCTATCCTTTACATTGTGCCGTATGCGGTCACGTTGCCAACAACTGTAAGATTTCCAGAAGCATCTAGCTTCATTTTGTTTGTACCGCCAGTTGCAAAATACAAAACGCCAGCAGACTCAGTAATCGTCCAATCGCCAAAATCAATTGTAGGTATATTTACAGTTCCTGTAAAAGTTGGGCTTGCAATTGGAGCTTTTGCGTCTATCTGAGTTTGTATTGCCGACGTAACTCCGTCAGTATAATTTAGCTCAGTAACAGTTGCGGTAATGCCATCTAACGTATTTAGTTCTGCGGCAGTAGCAGTTACTCCATCTAGAATATTAAGCTCTGCGGCAGTCGATGTAACTGCAACTCCATTAACTGTAAGAGTTGATAGATTTGGCGCAATCGCCGTTGTTCCATCTAGCAAATCATCGAGAGTATCTAAGTTAGTATTTAACTTGGTTCCCCAAGTATCTTCAGATGCGCCGACTTCTGGTTTAGTGAGGCCGTAAGTCGTCGTTGTAGTATCAGCCATTTTTCACTCCTTTTAAGCGGCTATTTGTGTCCATGTTACAGAATTTACAGGAATTATCTCCCATTTTCTTCTTCCTATAACCACCAATGAAGATTCCGATGCTTTTATAGAAGAAGCCAATCTAACTCTAGTGCCAGCAACAGTAGGTGACAATGATGCTGAAGGCGCTACCGCACCAGATAAAGTGCCTTGACCATTTGCGATAATAGACAAAGATGGCGATATTGTGTTTGGCGACCCGCCAGCAGTAATTTGGCCAACGCTACTTACACTAGATGAAGAGGAAAGTGATCCAGATCCATCTTTTACTATTAAACCGCTAGAAGTTACAGATGCAGATGGAGAAACAGTTGTTGCGCCTAAGAATATTCTTTCACAATTAGCGGTTACGCTAGAGCTACAAGGAATATCAGCAGATCCGCCAGCAGTAACGATTGCATTCGCACTAGATACTAAAGATGTTGCGCTTATAGTTGATCCGTCGCCAAATCTTACTCTTTCAGCAGAAGATACGGTCGTCGATGACGTTTCTACAATTGATGTTACAAATTGTATCCTAACGCCCTGAGTTCCAATCGCAACTTGTCCGTTAACTGTCGCAGAAGCATTAACTGTATATGTGGCGTTAGCCGTCAAAGATAAAGCTGGGGCAATAGTTGATGCCCCTAACTTTATTTTTGTTCCGCTTGAGGATAAAGATGCTGATGCAGAGCCCGCCGCAACAGCGTCTACATATTTTGTAGTGCCAAAATATCCGTCGCCATAATTGGCAACACTATATCCTCTAGCCATCTATATTAGTCCAGCGTAATGTCAATATCTCCAGAAGGAATTCTGAAAACATCGCCAGAAGCAATTGCTTTAGATGCCGTCAAAGCGGCATAAGCCAAAAGATTGCCTGCGCTAGATGCGTCATATATTCCTATGTGAGTAATCGTTCCCCATGATGCAGTTGCAGTTGGGAACTCAATAGCCGCATTTGTAGTAGCGGTGTTTCCAGAAACGGTAAATGAGCCAGATTGTCTAGCATATGAACCGCCAGATACCTCTGTTCCGCTTCCGTCCTCATCTGGATTTGATGTGAATAGCCCTACATAAACAGTTGTTGGAGATGTGTAAGCCGCATTTGCAAATACATGATCCAAAAGCTCTGTTTCTAAATAATTTGAAAAACTCATTAGCCTAGTCCTCTTACTTTAAGTGTTAAACCTGAACCAGAATACCTGGATCTTTCCGAACTCTCATTTAAACGCTGAACTGCCGCAGAATAAAGAGAAGCCCAAACCGTTGCCCTACCATCTTCCTGCAAGTATGGAGCAGAATGCATTAACGTTCCATACAAATATACATCTGGAGCGTCATCTAACAACCAATTTGTGCTATTTGAAGCCAAATCAGGCACTTTTTGGTAGTAAAGTAGCTCAATAGTATATTCGGCATCTGGCGTTGGATATAGCTGAAATTGGCCATCTGCATGGCAATAATACTCAGGCCTGCCTGACATATCCTCAGCTCCCTCTCGTTTATCAGACATGGAGGCTCTGGATATTAGGTCAAGCGTTGTGGTTCCAGTGCCTTGTACATGCATCCTGATAGTTTCGATCCAGTCCGATGGCACTTGCATGTATTCGTCTCCTGCGTCCTGCTGGGCAGAAGTCCTAGCCTCCATGCTGTAATGCCGAACGTCGCGGTTAATTTGCGCCTCGGCCAACTGAATAAACGTAGGTATGACGCTAGTCAGATCGCTACGGTTTAGGAAGTCTGCAACCGTCGATTGTAGAGTTGAGTAGTTTGTTATTGTCATTTAAAAATTCCTAGGGAGCATATCTAAAACATTCATTTGATCTTTACCTATCAAACCTTCTTGTTGCATTCTTCCAGCACTTTTAACAAATGATTGAAGCGGCTTGGCTCCAGATCCCTCTTGCTTTTTCATGCCAGCTTGAAAGTATTTCATTTGAACATCGCTCAAATCTTTGATAAGCGTATTTTCCGTAACTTTTTGACCTTTTGGTACGTTTTTGTTAATTTCATTAACAATAGTATTTGTGTATTGAGTAGTATCATCACCTTTTAGCGGCGCCCAAGTAGCAAGAGCAGACTTGATAGATTTGTTTTTGTAAGCTTTTCCTTTGGTTAGCAGAAATCTTGCGGCCTCATTGCCATCTTGTTGGTCTTGATAAACAGGATAATACTGAAATACATCTTTGCCGCCTTTTGTTTGCTCTTTAAATGGGCCAATAAAATCAACTGCATTTTTAAACCAAGATAATGTTCTTTTTGCTTTTTCAAACGATTTACGAGGATCATTTGGATAATATTGTGGCACAGTTATGTTGCCAGGATTATTAGTCCTATCAGATACAACACCAGTTGTTGTAATAATAACGCCATTTTCTAGCTCATAATCAGTCTCGCCAGGCCTCGAAGCAACAACTCTTCTAATCTTGGATTTCTTATACCTGTCATCTTGCAATTGTTGCTCAGGAAGCGCAGATCCTATGTCTAATAATCCTTTATTCACTATTGGAGCTTGAGCAATATTTTGAGACGGTGGGCCATCAGGCTCTACATTAAAATTAGGCTCAACTGGCTGGCCTCTTAATTTAGAAATAATTTCGTCAAGAATTCCCATGTTCTATCTTACCTTTCGCAACGCTTTAATTGGTTTTATCAAATTACCTATGCCTCCCAAGCCAAGTAATGCCATATCTAATAATTGCTCATCGGTAGGTCTCATACCGTAAGACAAATTATCATATCCTTCTGGAGCTAATCCAAACTGAATATTTCCAGCAGGCAATGTTCCTTCTACCTTAACTGGCTCTCTTCCTTCTGCGCCGACTACTTCTGCCCCAAATCCAACATCTCTAAATGCTTGCCCAACTAAGGCTTTTAAATTTGGCATATCGTTCAAAACATCTTTGCCAAGTTTAAATGCATCTGCAATAAGACCTAAAGCCGCATTTCTTCTAATCGGAGTTACTTCATCACGTCTTGGAGTGTTTAACCTCGACTCTATATTCTGCTCAGTAGTTGGCTTCATCGGATTGAAATCTTCGAGCGGCGTTCCTTGCTTGTAATTTTTGCTGAACTCTAACGCCGCATCTTTGTTTTGACCAAACGGCAAGAAGTTGCCACTTGTAATGGCCTTTTCCATCGCGGTGTCAAAGTCGTTCCTGTAATCGTTTAAGTTGCCATCGGCATCCTCTTGAATTAGCGGGAACACATACCAATTGCCATCGCTGTCCATTTCGGCCGCCATCAAATGCGTAGATATTGAGCCGTCATCATTCATGATGAACTTATGGTTCTGCGGATTGTATATGCGATCCAAGAACTCAGGAATCTCTGTTGCCGATGCCGCACCAGCGCCACCAAGCCCCATCACTCCAAGCAATCCTGCTGATTTCCATTTCTCTAATTGCGCCTCATTTAATTCTCCAACGCTAATATTCCTACCAATAGCAGTAAGATCAGCATTAGTTGGATTTCTTGGATCAGCAATTATTCTTGGATTTCCGTCAGCTTTTGTATACGGAACAATTGGAATGTTTCCAGATGCATCTTTCGCTCCAGCTTTCAGCAATGTATCAAAATCAAGTATTCCTATATTTCCAGCCTCAATTAATGGCGCATCGCCTTTGCCTGGAAACGCTGTTGAATAACTCCAGTGATTGGCTGGAGTAAGCTCTCCAGCAGTATTAAATATTCCAATGTTTGTGAACGTGCTATCACGAGCATTCCTAAGATCATCTGCAGTAATGATTGTTCTGATCTCTCCAGGCGACAAAAATCCTTCTGATTCAAGAAAGTTTTTGGTTCCAAGTTTAGTGACAATACTTTTTCTTAGATCAGCAGGCGCATCTCGCAATTGTTGTACTGATCTTGGATCATCTATTCCGTACCAGTCGTCTATCTTATAATTTTTCGTGTATGTTTCTTTTTTCCCATCCGGCAAAGGCCTAGTTTTCTGAACATCAAATCCACGACTTTTAATAAGATTATCTAATTCTTTTTTTGCGGCAGGGCCTAATCTTTCAAACGCATGGCTCATAGCTAATTCTGCTGAATGCGTTGCAAAGTCTCCGCCTGTTGGGGACATTAAATTTGGAGCAAACAATGGATCAACTCCGTATTTATCTCTTACGGCGCGAGCAACATCTAAATGTCTTTTTGCAATTGCCTCTTGGTTCGCAAATAATTTTTCTGGATCCCTGAACATCCAGTCTGTGCCACCTTGAACATTAACAGGTCTTGATAGCGGAATGTCGTTCACACTATCAATTATGGCATCCGTTTTTGACCTATCAACGATAGATGAAATAATTGGAACTGTTTTATTTTTCTGGACGTATTCTTCAATACTTTTTCGCGCAGGTATTTCTGGTTGAAGGCTAGTGTTTTCAGTCCACTTTAGCCGATCGACCGCTTCCTTGCCTTTTTTTAACTTATTGTAGGTTCTCGGATCAATCGTTGTGTCCAAAAACTTAAATATCCCTAATGGCCCAGCCATTACACAATACCTTTCAAGTTACGCCTAATCGGTTCGCCCCAGCTTGTCTGCATCGGCCTATGGCCGACGGCCAAGTATCTCATTGCGTCAGCACCGTGCGAAGTCCAATCGTGCCTTGGCCTACCTCGCCACGTTCTGCCCTTCTCATCGAAGTCTCGCTGATATTGTCTCAACGCTTCAATCCCTCGATTGCATTTCTTCTCATCAAACCAGCATCGATCCAACATGGATCGTACTGCCTGAATGCCGTCGTCAACTCGTAGGTTCGGTGCTATTTCGACAGGTCTAATTCCAAGATTATCTAGCGTCTCAAGCCTGGATTTCCCCGTGCCTAGTTCCTTGACCTGCACATCATGAGGCAATATGTGAGATTCGTAAACATAATTCTTGTCTTGCAATACGTTAGCGTAATGATCGAGGCCAACTCCAGATGATTCGTAGTAGTCGATCAACCTAACTTCAGCGCCGACATATTGCGCAAACCATATCGATGTCGAGTCGCCAACGCCCAAGTCCCATGCAGTCACAACGCCCATCGATCTATCATATGGCACAGTCGTGATTCTGTTTTCTTCAGTCGCTCGCTTCATCTCAGTGCCGTAGTACGCTCCCATGATTGCGGCCTCGAAGCTACACTCAAACTCTTGCTCGTACCGATCCTCGCCCATGATCTTCAGCGCGTCCTCTAACTCAGCCTGCGGCAGTATATTTGTCTCGCTCGCTTTGTGCATTGCGGTATACCAATCGCCATCATCCTTGGCCTTGTCAAATATCTCCCAGAACTCATTCTTACCTTTCGGAGTGCCAATGAATGTGGCGCGAGTTGGAGAATCTGGAGTGCTACGATCAGCAAGCGTCGGCCTGATGATCGTAGGCCACACGTTGGCCGGAAAGTCTGCTGGCTCATCCATCACGACTGAGTCGAGATAGATACCTCGCATCGACTCGGCAGACTCAGCGCCGAACAATCGAAGCCTAGCGCCGTTCGGAAAGTCGATCCTCAGCTCGGACTCGTTGACCTTTATGCCAGGGATGTGCTGGGTGTAATGCTTCGCATAATCCCAGCAAATCTGTTTCGCCATGCGAAAAGTTGGCGCAACGTAACCAACGCGCACATTCTCTCGCGGGGTCACGAGCGCATCTCGAATCAGGTCATTTATCGCGGCGACTGTCTTGCCGCATCTTCGGTGAGCCACCAGGCAAGCGAACCTTTGCTTGCGCCGGTGAAAAGGCATCATTACATCTCTAGCTTCGTAAGGAATATCTATCTCAGGCATGCCACCTCAAAAAGTCCGCGAACATCGCAAATACAGTTAACACCAAACAAGTTACCATCACGAACAGAAACTTATCAAAATTAGACATTCTCACCTTTCCACTTGATGATCAACGGCCCGCCAGACTCGCCAGTGTGTTCGAGCTGTTGTTTTTCTCCATATCGTTTGGGCAATAGCTTTGATGCAACCCATTTGTGCGCGTCGACCTTCAATCGAGCCACGTTATAAGTCTCAGGCGTTGCTTCGTAAGCGATCTCCAAGATATCTTCAGCCGCATATTCTTGTTGCGCATTCTTCGCGCGCGCGTATTTGTCGCGGATCTCTGGATGCCGATACATCCAACGATAAAACGTAGATTTATCTGGACTCCAAGACTCATCGCTACAAATCTTATTCAGCGATCTTCCAGCCGCAATTTCCTCGCAAATTCTATCCACCAACTCATCGGTATAATCAGTTGGCCTTCCCATTTTCACTTCTTCACTCATCTCTAACTCCAACAAGTTATCCACAGCTCAAATTCTACTCGCAAATCTCGGGGACAAAAAGGACAAAAGACATACTCTAAAGAGTATGTCTTGTCTTGTCCTCCAATTATTTTGTCCTTGCATTTGTCTTTTTTTGCTTGTAAGTCATTGATTTTAAAGAGATCGCAAAAGGACAATTTTGTCTTGTCCTCAATTGTCCTCTGTCCTTTTTCTCCTCTAACATATTGATTATAAAGTCTTGTCCTCAAGATTAGCACTTTATCGACATTGCGACTCAAGATCCAAGATCATTGCCGCGTCAGTTGCAGACCATCCATTGCCAAATGGCACGATTATTTCTCCATCAATTAAGCATCCAATCATGCGTGATGGATCTTTTTGTAATGCCTTTTTAGCGGCTGGCTCTGACATGCCAATGAAAGGCCCAGTTAAGAAATCAAGCATTGCGTTCCTATCTACAAATGGACGACCTTTTGCATCTCGCTCACGATGTGATGCATGCCAAGCGCGCTCAAATCGCTTTCTGAACTCTGCAACCTTTGAGCTTTTCTTGTTCTCTCTAATAGGCTCATTCGCCGGATCAAGCACAACGCTCGACACCAATTGATCATCCTCATCACGCCAACCGTTGATTGTGACTGGCTTGAGATCAAAGAATTTAGATTTTTGCATCTCGGCATCTTTCATCTTGCGTTGCACAATTTCAATTGGCCGATCAGAGTTACCTGGCTTCACACTCACTTCGATATCCAATGCACCGCGCCAGGCGCTTGATCCCCTGGCCCTGTGCTGTGCCTCTTCAGATACGCCAGTGTGATGCACCAGGATAACAGTACAGTCGAACTCTTCCATTAGCACGGCGCACGAATCGAGCATCGTCTTGGCATCTTGCGCTGAGTTCTCATCGCCAAGTAAAAATCGGTGCAATGTGTCTACAACGATAACCTTTGGTCTAACCGGCAAAGCTCTGATGTTCTCAATTACCTTTACAAGGCCTTCGTGAGTATTTAGATCAGTGCCGCTTTTGGATATCCACATCTGTATACTGTCTACATCATGATGCTGGAGCCATGCGGCGATACGTCCTCGCAATCCGTGGTGGCCCTCACCGGCCAGATAAGCCACTGGCGTTTGCTTGGTTCTGTGTCCGCACCAGTCACGATTCTCCATATCAACTGCGGCCAGGCGCAGACACCAGTCGAGCATCAAGAATGTCTTGCCTGATCCCGATGGCCCGTGAACCATCATTAGACTATTGTTCTGCATCCAGCCCTTGATTAGCCACGATATAGGCGCGGGAGAGTTGCGGAAGTCGTTACCATCGAGCAACCAGTCAAACGTTTGCTCAGGCGGCTCTAGGAGGGCTGAGAGATCGTTTCCAGCCAACAAATAGTCATTCGCATCCATGCCATCGACTGGAGGGATGATGACAGTCGCACCAAACTTAGCCGATGCTTGGTCGGCATAGTTTTTACCAACGCCGTTCGCGTCGTTATCGGCGACAATGATGATGCGCTTTGACGGGCCGTAACGATCCCTCAGCAGGCCAGTTACGGTAGGAATATTTGATGCAGAGTACGCGACATAACAAGCCTTATCTGTGACCTGAGCTATCGTTGCCGCCGTTGCAAAACCTTCCGCAATGTAGATATGCGAATCTTCATTATCCCCGATGCGCCAATACGATCCGCCAGTCTTGCCTCCAGTGTGATAGAGCTTGCCACCAGACGCGTCGATATACTGGAGAGTCGTCATCTCGCCATCGGCGTTGAATAACGGCACGATGAGTCTACCATCGCCGGTTACTCTAGCGCCATTTGGATCAATTCTTTTCTTAACTAGATACGGATGATCTGCGTTAGCCTCTGCGGATTCAGACCATATCTTGTCCACAACGTCAGCCACGTTCTCGCGCATCTTTTTCTCCGCCGCTTCACGAACCTTGCGAGCCTCATCCAGATGACGCGCAAAATCTATCTCTTCACGGGCAGTTAGCCTACGACCAATGTCGGCTACAAAGTTATGCTCTACACCCCAACGCCAATCACCAAAACGCCCAGCAGGAATGCCATCACTATAACCGACATACCATCCGCTTTTATCGCCGAAACCAGATCGTCCCTTGCTTCCCGAATTAAATCTATGAATCTTGCCATCAAGTATCACCTCCGAAGGTGGTTCAAGACCTGCATCAATTATAGCCCGACGGAACTGTAGCTCTGGCGGATCAGACCTCTCTGAATTCTTCCATAATTCTCGTATATCAGCCATTTGTCCACCCAGGAATCGTCGTGTTGAAGTAATCCTGCAACTTCTCTACGGTACTCAAATTCGGATCTGGATGTTTTGTTTTGACTAAGTTTCGTAACGTCGAGTAACTAATATTCGTGCGACGGCTCACCTCCCGCAAGTTTCTGTCG